AAGCAAATTCATTGGTAGTTCGAGTTGAGTTTCTAACTCTTGTTGATATTTTTGTACTAGTTCTGTCACAGTGTTATCCTTGACAGTTGACCAAAGGTCACTGAGCCGATCAAATGATTGAACCTGTCTAAAATCCCAATCACTCAATAGTGTCATATAAGTGCCCATCCTTGCGCCGGCGATAGCCCATAAACCATTATCTACATCAGTGCCTACATTGTGCCAGATGGTTAGATGATCCAAATTTCTAAAATGAATTTTACTTTTGAATTCAGACAATTTGGGTTTTTGCCCTCTATCCAGAGACATTTTCACTCCTTCTCTAAATCCCGAGCGCCAGGCTTGAAAGGGCGACCCATTAGGATAAGTGGTACTGAAACAGTCGTGCATGGGCCAATAAAGACTGTCAAAACAAAACTCAACTTGAGTTTCATGACTACCAGTGGAATTTTCATGCGTTTTCATAGCCATTACATAACTTTTGGTCCAACTACTGATGCCACCATTCCCATACATCAGACCATTGATATGATTTCTTGCTCGCCAACGAAAGACAGCTTGCTCCCAATGAGGATCAGGTAATTCCAAAATTTGATTAAAAAATTCAGGGTCAGGTAAATTGTCACCATCAATTAATATAAATCGTTCAGTGGTACTGGCGTTGGCGGCGGCCTTATGTGCCGAATCGCTGCCTTTAACACCATCAACTCTACGAGCCCAAGGAATCATATTATGGATTTTAACCCAAAATTGTTCTTTTTCGGGCTCATCATAAGTGAGAAATATCACATCCAGATCGGCTATGTCAATCTTAGTCATTGATTTGTAATTTCCATTTTTGATGCGGTTTGGTACTATCACAAATTATGGAAACATTATTAATCATACAGGGTTGCCCATTGTGATCATCGGGCACAAGTTTAGGTAATAAAAATTTTTTTTCTACCAACTGGCCATTGACCACCTTAACATGTGAATTGGCTCGAGCAAATTGTTCAGATGTAATTTCTATGTATTGACCAGGCAAATCTTCCATGCTGTAAAATAAAGGGCCACCGTCGCTGTCGTGATACAATCTATAAAATACAGAGCAGTTAGATAGGGGTATATTTTGTAAAACAGTTAAAAGGTCACTTAAATTGTTCAATTTTATTTGCCCAGGATTTTATGTGATAGTGAAAAAAACCTGTTTGAGTAACAGTATTGATTCGCAAACGATTGTGATCAAACTCCCAAACTAATTCTTTAGTCCAATCATTGGATTCAATATTAATTATGTGTTTTTTCATGTGTACTATAGAAATAAAATCTCTGTCAGGTAAAGTGACATTCTCTACACCCACTACAACTGCAGCCATTGCGTAGACCAAGTCAGTGGTAGGCACATCGTCGGAAAAGCTTAGAAGTGTTCGATAATAATCCCAATTATTAAATATCTGCTGTACTATTCTAAAGAACCTCTGACTGAGATCGCATTGTCTCCAGTAAGTAATGGCATTATACAAATCAGGTAAATTGTTATCAACAAATGTTTTGCGATAAAATTTTGATAAAGATTTATTACCGTAAAAATCTCTTATACCGGTTGAAATAACTATGTCTTTGACCATAAACATTTTCCACCAATGGTCGATAGAGCTGGTTAAAATCATGTCAGCTTCTAATTTTATTGTGTGTTTAAATGGACTAGCTATCCAGGCTTGCCAATCATTGGATAGTTTCCACGCCTGGCCAACTGCCTTATCTCCGTAGGGGAAAACTTTTATATAATCAAAATTACTGTTTGTGATAATTTGGTCGGTCAATAAACAGATAGGTATATCTGGGTGCCAGTAACGAAGGCTTTGAGCAAGTTTTTCAGCGCAGAGAATATAGTCCGTGGTTTCAGTATTAGCAGCTAAAATTAAAAATCCTTTTTGATCAAGAATGTTCAATTATTTCTCCTAATTGTAATTTATCTAGACAATGAAAATCTTGATCAGCTAAAAAAAGATATTTGCGATTTTGGCTTTGATTATATTCCAGGCAGAACTTATTGTGTTCTATTAATTTCAGTTTATAGTCAGATACCAATGTTATTAACGGCCAGGGAATAGCCGTAAAATTTCCACTGTGTCCGTTTACAATGTTTAGTGCAATAGCTAATGCAAAATCGTTCCGATATAATTGATTTGATATTTGATATAAATTTCTATAGTGTTGCCAATTATCTTTGACCATAGTCATAACATCAAATACAGATCTGCTGTAAAGAGATTTTTTAAAATACATAACTGTGGCCCAGGCCATTGGCCACTTAAATTTTCCAAATTGATTTAACCAACTGTCGGTGGTAGATTCTGTGACATCGTAGGCCAATCGATGACACAAAAAATCTCTATCGCTGTTAAATAATTTAGAAAGTTGCTGACTATTAACAACATAATCAGCATCTATAACCAGGGTTTGATCATAAGGACTTAGGTCATAGACCGAAGGTCTGGAAGTATTATACCAATTGCTGACTTTATTGTATTCATGATAGAATTTTCTATTGCCGGTGTCTTTGTCAACGACAATAACTTGATCGAAATTTTTATTATCAACAGGGTTATCAGTTACGATTGTTGTTGGTAAATTTAGAAAATGTCTTATTCTTTTAGCTGACCACGCAGCCATTGACACATAATCAACGAGCTCATTGTTGATAGCAAAAATAACGATACCGGCAGTCATCTTTGTTGACAGTTTTTTGTATATTCAAGTAACCAAGCATTCATTTGTTCTTGCCAAAGCTGTTGGCTTAATATCATTAATTCCTGTTTATTAACTTTTACCGGGTTACCATAACAATCTAATAGTACTGCAGTCTGATCTGGACAAGAAAGCAGTGTTAACTGTAATTCGGGCCCGGCTTGCCACATGCCGCCATTATAGGCAAAAAACATTTTAGATTGATATTTTTCTGCTATCAGTTTTTTAGCAGCATGGTGGTCAAATCTTGCTCGAGCCTGTTCAACAAGAGAATCAGTATTCATAGTATGAATACTTATAAAACTGTCGATCTTCTAGTAAATTTAAGCTACAGTAGCAGCAACAGTAGGAGTCCCCCAACTGTTACTTAAATATGAAATACTAGGAGGAAAATAGGTAACCACAGTTGCAGGAGCAGTACCAAATGTAATACCCGAAGTAGCAGTACCTCCGCTGATAACATCGCTACTACCAAATGCACTGCCGCCCGGGTCGACCCAATAAGTAGTAAGTATTAATTGTGTTCCTGCCCCGGCTGTTCGTGCCAAAAGTTGAATATATTGTCCCGTATAAGGTGCCGTATCTGCATATTGAAGATAAAGTTCTTGATCCGAGGTAGTTAAATTAAACCACCCTCTCGTAGTGAACAATGATGTCGGGGTTCCGGTTCCGCCGCTTTTAGTCACACCGGTATATGATGTTCCTGCTATGGTTTGCGTTAGCGCACCACCAGTGATAAAGATATCTCCTACTAGAGTGTTTGCTAAATCATTCCACTCTGCATCAGCCAATTGCCCGGTGGAGGTCTTGCTCGTTTCCCACTTTATTCTACCGCCGGCATTGAAAAAATATCTAGCAGCGGCGGCACTGGCCCAAGTAATTGTATGAGTAAAGGTTATTGTCCAAGGGTTACTACCGCTGCCAGTACTAGAAGTTTTGCTACTAGTACCGGTCCAGGCTGTATATTGACTACCCGAAGCTACAGCATTGCCTCTATTATTTGTTAAATTTGTAATATCAGTAGCGACATTCGATAATATCGTAATTAAATCTCCAGTTACTGGGGCGATTCTTGAAGTAATAGATGTTCCTTGATGGCTTGCTGTAGTAGCAAGTGTATTGACCAGACTTGCCCAATTTGTAGCAGATATTAGATCTCCTACTGCGACCTGTGATAAAGCAGTTTGTCCATACCCAAAGCTGGTAGAACCGGTGGCCCATACACGGTTGAGGCCCGATGAACTGTCGCCTACAAATCCATTGTAGTCGCTTGCTTCTATTAAACCACCAACTGTGTAAGTCATGGAAATACCTTTACTTTATTGTTACAATAGCTTCGATTAAGCCAATATCAAGAGAATCTTTAGATTCTAAGGCTCTACCTATACTATTGTACGCAGTTAAATCGCTGAAACTAGCGGCTTTAGCCAACCCATTACCTGCTGATACCAGTCTGTCGCCTTTTTTTACTGCTCCTATTACTCGTACAGGAACTCTTCCGGTCATTGCCACCGGCGGATGTGTTTCGTTATTCCCTGCGCCGCCGTTCATTAAGAACGCAGCTCTTGTACTAATCACACCAAAAACATTGTTGCTGAGCGGATCTTTTACTTCTGTAATTTCTGCTGTACCGCCCAATTCAACCACTGTTCCGGGTTCATAAAATCTATCTGCTGCAAATCGTTCAGCAACGTCAGCGTATAGAGCTTCTGTAGCAGTAGCATAAACTGTGTCAAACCAATTACTTGAACTACCGATATTGCCCACAGTGTTACTTCCTGATTTGGCAATACTGCTGACTTCAAGTGCGTTGCCAAACCCAGCCACCGCATTGGCACCATATAAGGTAAACACAGTAGTGTCTACACCGCCATCGTTGACATTAAATGCAATATTTCCATTATTTGTCTTATTAGCAATAGTAATTGTAGATCCCGATACTGTCATTGAAAGATCGCCATCAACACCAATTTCCAAGCCATTATCGTTGTCTATAGTAACTGCATTAACGGTCGAAGTTACATTACCCGAAACTGCAGTAGCACGCATAAATGCATTGGCATTTAGATTTTCCAATAATTGACTATTCGTTGCTGTTCCCTGAAAAAATTGGTTAACGCCACTGACACTGGTTGCTAGAGTAATACCTGGATTGACATTACTGAAACCCGATATACCCACTTGTGGAGTAAATGATGCATCTTTACTGACTATGCCAACTACTTGATTAGCAACAAATAATTTTATAACTACATGGTCAACTAAACTAGTATCTTGAATAGTGTCGACAATAGCACCGGTAGTTCCTGTGCCTGCTGTAAATGCTGGTCCTACCAGAATCCAAGTTGATCCAGTATAGACATATAACTGTTCATTTATACTATTATACCATAGATCGCCAGCAATACTATTAGATGGAGCACTAGTTGCTGCTTGAGCACCGTTAAGCCGTTTGAAGCTAGTACCATTATAGACTTTAAGTGTGTTGGAACTTTTATCAAACCATAACTGTCCTATTAAAGGTGCACCCGGCGATGTGCTATTTGCACTGTTTTCTAAAAGATGAATAAAGTTTTCATCTAGAAATTCACCATAACCGGCATAATTTTTACCTACTAATGTCATACTACTAGCGGTATTAATTGTGCCGTCGGCTACTACTGCAAATACTGATCCATCAGTTAAATTAATTGTATAGGCCATTTCTTACTCCAATATGTTTTTAGACATATTTTTAAATATTTATGTTGTACTCAAATTCGTTAAGGTCTGTATTCTAATGGTGTAGTCGATTTGTATCTGACGATTTAGGCTTTTCTGCACCGGATGAAAAATTACATGTGTTAGCAAACGGGTAGCTTGCCCATCACCGGTATATCCTTTAAGCCCCAATTCATCAAAGACAAATTCTCCATTAAAATTAGTACTATTATCGAACGCTTGTTGTCCGGCTGGTTCGCCGTAATCTAATAAACAACTAACAAGTATATCTGTGTATACTTGTCCAGAAGTGTGCAACACAGTCATTTTATTATTGGCCGGATCTGAATTGGCTGCTGCAGTATCGTCGACAATTTTAAAATATGTTTCGTTGTACAAATCTGTGTTTTGTCCTGTTACATTAGGCGGCAAATATGTAATCACACCAGTGGGGTCAACACTGCTACCACCATTTCCAAATGCCATTGTGTAAATATAACCGATATCACGATTAGCCAGTGTTTGCGCCAAACTGATACTCATATTTTCATAATGAATAGCATTCTTTTTTTCCACAAAAACTTCCCCGGATTTGGGGTCATGGATTTTGACAAATCCCTGTATATTATATTTTATAGGTAAAATCATGACCTTTTCTCCACAAACACTTTTTTAGTATTTGGATCAAAAATTTTCACATATCCAGAAAAAGTTAATGCAGCATGATCTCGTCTGGCATTTGTTTTTTCAACAGATTTCTGTTTTTGAATATTTTTTTGCTGTTTTTCCATTTAATTATTTATCTTTATCAGAATCCTCTGAAAAACCTTGCCGCTGTAGTATCTGTTTCTTGCAATGCAAGTCCATTACTGGCGGTATTAACACCGGGTTCATACCAGCTTAATCCTTGTAAAATTTCAATTACAACTTCAAGTCCATCCGCAGGTGCAGTATCGAATTCTACGCTAATAGGATTGTAATTGCTTATAAAATAATTTCCGGACTGTAGAATTCCGCCCACGTATACACGGACTGCTAGTTCAATAAAGCCCGAACTGTCTGCATAGTAATTTAAATCTATATCATCCGCCGTAAATTTAATAGTAGATCCGTCGCCGATACTAGTGCTTTGGACCAGTCTATTTTGATATTGTGCTTCTAATAAATTACCAATACCCATATCATACACTATCGAATCTGCTGCATGGGCTGCTACAGCAGTTCCGGCAGTACCCCTTCTTAATCCACTGATTGTATTTGAGTTGAAATCAATCTCTCTGTAGGTAATTCTTTCGCCATTGATGGTTACTACACCTAAGAGATTTTGTGTTGGGCTAGGTATTTCTAATCTGCTGGCATCTTTAACTGTAATTTCGTCATCGTCTACTAGGACCGCAGAGGCCAATTCAGTAGTTGAATTTTCTGTAATTCTGTATGTTAATTGTAATCCGCGCATATCTTGAAAAATTCTAAATGCCATGTGATCCGGAGTTACAGAGTCGGTGACTTCGGTAATGACTACTACATCAGTTACACTAATTACACCCGAGGTTAGAATTAATTCTTGACCGTTGACAGTAAATCCTGCACCGTAAAAAAGTCTATCGCCATTTAAAGTTACCCATAATCTTTCAGGTTTAGTATAGACTTTATCTAAAAATAAATCATTAACCACAAGTGTAATGCCTTCGGTATAATCGTAACTGCCTGGATCACCCGATATTGTGGCATAACTGAATGGAGTACTATCATAGGGTTGATTTACTGTTATACCTGTAGTAACTGGTCCAACATAGACCTTGGTTGAAAGATTCTGTTGTTGTGTGTCGTTCCAGGATATCACTGATATGATATCACCTGTTAAAGGTAAGAAACTACTACTAGGATTCCAATCTAAAGTAACTGTACTGGTACCCAATCCAGAAAATGTATAATCAGCATCAGTAAATACTGCAATATAAATACTATCTCCGTCGTTGGGTTCGACTGCAAAAATAACCTCTCTAAGATCTTCGTCAGATACATAAGGTTCTACAATATAATCAACCCCTTGTACTTGTAATTCATTGTTTAGCCAAACCACTACATCACTGTCGGAAATGGTGCTCTGATTAAATCCTAATCTAGTAGGCAATGCAAAAGCACTAGATCCGTCGGCAATATAACTTGCTCCGGCCGGAGGCCTGGCCCTGATACCATTGCGTTCAACAACGGCAACACCGGCATTTATGCCACCCATGTCAGCTGATAATATAAAACTTAAAGTTGAGCCATCTGCAGTAAAGTATTCAGTAATCGGTGTCGACCAACTTATACCTTCGGCAAAATAGCTTTCACTAAGTGCGGTAATACTAATGTAATCAACTGCAGTATAGGTTGTTGCAAAATTAATCACAGTGAATCCCACCACATCTGCAGAATAAGTAAAATCGGTTGTTAATTCGCCATTGACAAAAATTACTAAATCATCAATTTCGTCGTAAAGTACAGGAATAGTTAGTTGATTGCCTACTTGCTGACCGTTGTAACTCTGTCTAAAGATCTGATTACCACCACCTATACCATAAACGGAGACTGTAATTATATCACCGTTACTGGCAGCAGGAAAACTAACATTATTCACAATCGAAACTGTTTGAGTTACCCAATCTATAGTGTAATGAACTCCTAATATAAGGTCTCTTTGCTGTGTTTGATTAGATACAATTATTCCTATAGGGTCATTGATTAGATTAGCAAAACTTACTTCAGTTGATGTTGCTGAATTATAAGTGAATCTTATATAATTCAAAGGAAAACCGTGACCATCGCCTTGCCAATCTGCTCCTGGTCTTGTAAAGACTCTAAAATCCAAAGTATCAAATATACTGCCAGGAACTAGCTCTTCGGGTGCATGACTACTATAAGTGTCTACAAATGTTCCACCTACCACATTGATATCACTGAGTCTTGTTCCTAGATAACTGTCTAGGAAACTGCTTTCATACACAGTGTCTAACTCTGTGATATTATCGTTAAACAATAAACCGTAGACTTGTACGCCAGGATAACTTATTCCAGACATTAATAAATTCAAATCAACACCAAACTGTTCAGCAGTGGGCGCATAGTACCCACGAGTTCTATCTACCCCACTTAAAACATTAGCAGAAACACTGGTCCATTGAGCTAAATTAAATGTCATAGAACTATTGTTTTCTGTAGCTTGCCAAACCCTGTTGGCATATCTTACTCTTTGTCCAGTAATATAAGTAATACCGGCCTGCCAATCAGTTATATTGCTTTGATGCTGATATCTGTCAAATTTTATAGTAGTTTTGATTTGTCTTATCAACTGATTGCCCATGTTAGCAGTTAACATTGCACCTGTACCAACACCGGTTACTACAATGGTTGGGGTGCTGGTATAACCGCTGCCGGGGTCTAGTATTTCAATTTCGCTGACTTGCCCTAAGATATTAATATTGGCTGTAATCACAGCAGGAGTTATGCAATCCCCTACTACAGACACTTCAGGTGGGATTAAATACCCTGTGCCACCATTGACAATATTCACAGATTCTAAACTGAGTTTATAGTTATCAAACCAATAGACATAGGGCAATGTAGTCCACAACTGCGAATCTGGGGGCGTATCACTGTCTAGATTAGCTAATCCAGTTCCTATTGCTGAACTTAATGTATAGGGGGTAAGTATCGGGCTGACGAATTTTGGTGTTACTAAACTGGTCTTAAAGTAAGCAGGTAAATCAAAATCGTTAACTGCCAACCCAGCTTGATCAAAGCCATTATATAGCAAATTCAATTCTCTAACTTGCACATGATAAGGTTTAACTTCTTGAATATAATCAATGACAAATTCTTGATTATCTCTGTTATAGATTTGAAACGGTAATAGTTCCCGAATTCTATGATCAACATCAATTAAACTGGTTTTGAAAAGCCACTGAGGAGCCAACGACTCTGACAAGATAAAGTTAAACATTAATACCAAACAGCGATTTCTTTCAATCAATAAATCATCGATTAATAATTCTTCGTTTATGGCCTGTATGATTTTTCTAGTTTCAGTTACCGGTTCTTGATCAAAATATTGGCTATCGTAGACTTCAACATCAAAACCAAATTTACCGAATGCATAGTCCCAAATTGCACGGCTAATTTCAATTGTGCCATCTTGTAATCCAACCCTAACCCAACCTGTTTCTGTTCTCAGATATATTTCAAATTTATTGTTAGCATTGAATCTGACTTTGACACTGCTACCAACTGGTACGGTCAATGAATCTAGCTCGCTGGCATAATTAATCACCGCAACTGGTGTTATCGAACTATTGTAACCGGGCTGATACCAATTGATGTAACTCCAATATCTCGGTGTGTCATAACTCTGCACTCTTACCAACTGTAAAGTTTCTAGTGTTTTTGCTGCAGTTACTTGATTTATTGTCCAAAAACCAAATTGTTCGCTGTTACTTTCGACTAGGTATTTGTAGCCCACAGGTACTGCTGATAAATTTTGAAAACTAAGTTCTTCTAGATCAGCAACGCGATCGTCCCATGCCCCGGAATTACTTGATGGTATAGGTTCACTGCTATTTAACAAACTGAAATTACGATTTTCACTAATTGGATATCGGGCTAAAATTTCATTGACCCGTGTTAAGTAGTTTTGCAATGCTGCAAAGCGATTGATAAACATACTTTGTCTGGGGCGGAAATTTACTCCATATCTGTTAGCTGGTCTTAATAAAGGATCAGGTACTATGTTGCCTTGAGTATCGGCCCCACAAAAACTGTCTTGAAGTTTTCTATATAAATTTGTACTCAAGAAACCATCTGCACGATCTTGCGGTATAAGCTCGTATTCAACATGTACGGCATTGTCATTGAGTTCCTTGTCATATTCAATTGACAGAATAGTATCTTGAGCATTGACAATCCCAAATTTGTTGTAAATCGCTGTGGCACTACTGCTTAAAAATGCCACAAACGGTATACCGGAACTCTTGGGATCTTCTATATACCTTTCTATAGAAGTAGTGCTGAGTGTTTTTCCTAAATTATAATTGATAAACTCATTACCGCGAACCCAAAAGAAATAATTGGTTCTTAATACTCCTGTGGAATCTACTGCGGTTACTACAGTATATGATGCCAATGATTTAACTACGCCCGGACCGGTATACTGTGCAGGTGGAACAGGACTTACCGTCCATTGATAGACTTCAACAGTGCTGCCAGGAAATAATTGACTCCATCTGGCTGCTGCATATTCAATATTATTTTGATTGGGATTAACAAATCTAGTATTAGCAGTATCCCACCAAATTTTGCCAACTTGAGCAGCACCCCACCTTCTTCCATAATTATTAATCGATCCAACATTATAACTAGCAGGATCTATTGCACCTATGTAATCTATATTTTGCCTGGCCACACCTAGTATTTTGTTTTGTAATGGGTCAATAAAATCAAAGTATTCAGCCTCGGCGCTTTGCAATATATCATAAGCAAATACACTGTTAATTAATCTTATGTCTACTACTGGTGTTTCTCTTCTAATTACAACCCAAGCGGCACTACTATTTTCATTTAGGAATGTAATGAATTTACCATAGTTCAATTCACTTAGAACGCTGTCCCCTAAATCACTGCCTGGACTTGTTATTAATAATGTGTTATTAACATAATTTACTACTTTGCCGTATTGATCAAGACTTTCCAAGACATTTGGTACAATTATCTGCCCAAAGACAAACAGGTTAGGATTAGTTACACTAGGCGATTGTGTATCCAATAAATCAAAACTGTATACTGCACCACTTTCGGTGGGTTGACTGTAAAATGTGGTTTTTTTACTGTCAAAATAAGTCAACCCGTTGTCATAGATATTAACAATATAGGCACTATCTCTGGGTGCACCTACTATTAAGGTTCTGGCTGAATTACTAAGCGAAATGGACTCACCGAATCTCGCAGTGATTGAGGGCCGTGGACTGTAAATATCTTGAGTATGTACAAATATTTCTAAACCCAGTGCGTCAAATACCGACGCGGGATTGACAAATCCCAAGCTGATATTAAGTTTATTGAGATAATTTAATGTTTCATTTATGGTATTGAAACTCAATACACCAGTTACAACTGTTATATCAGCAGTAGATGGGGGAGGTGTTGTGAATGTCAAAGTTTTAGCTGTGAGATTCAATGTATAGTCGACATTAAGAGTTTTTAATACATTGTTGACATAGACCAAAGGTGTATAACTTTCCACATCCTGATAGGCTGTACCAATCGAATAAGTTCTATCTAAACCACTGGGGGTAATTTGTATATTAGATGATAATACTGCAGAAACATTTGGCACAACAGCATTGACCTGATGTCGGAATGCTATAAGGTTTATAATATAACCAAAGGCAGTTGTATCTATTAATTTCCAATAATCAGAATCAGATATATCTGTACCGCCCGGTACATCTTGTTGAGCCTGATATATGCTATAAATGCCCGACGATAAAGTATATACCACAGTGCGGAATGTGTAAGGGTTGGCTCCTACCCATAGCCCAGGTACAACAACATCAATGTTATTAATTCTTAGGCTATTACCAGATATCAGCGAAGGATTAGCTATTGTTGAAGATATTGTACCATAAGTTCTTGCTTGATTAACAGTTCTTTCTACCATACCCGACTGTGGTAATTCACTGTTATTTCCCGGTACACCAACATACACACTGCAACTATTGCTACAGATTTTTACTGAATATCCATACTCGGCAAATTCCTGTGGAGTTGTCTGAGATAATTTTTGTAAGAAATTAAATGTATTGATCGAAATTTCAACAACATCACCTACAGTGAAATTATAATCAATATCTACAGTATTGGAATCTATAACAGTAAATTGACCTCCTATGTTGTCTTGAGTATTGATCAGATTTTGTCCATTTACTGAAACAGTCAATGGTTGAACAAAATTAACAGTGGTAGAATATTCAGTTTGATCAACATCTGTAACAGTGAATCTTTCTATATTTCTTTCAAAGATATAAACAGCACCGGCATTATTTGTAGTGGTAGCTGCTACCACATCATCATTTTTTGCACCTATTAGTATTTGAGATCCGTCTAATGTGCAATCTATACTATGACCAAATCTAGCTCCTACCACAGGTGTTGGTGGTTCTAGTTTTTCAATATATTGATAGTAACTACCGCTGCGAACTATAATTTTGTTACTAGAAGTTTTCGCAGTCGAGAAGGTAATGTTTTTGGTTGTGGTATTAAATGTATAATCAACGAATGGTCTCAGAAGAACATTATCTACCAATACACTAAATGAATAAATGTTTTGTGCAGTATAGAGATAATCACCTATATTGTATACAGAGCCACCATTGCCATCGAATTCATAGGTACTTTTTCTTGTAATCGACAACACCGAATTATCAGCCGGCGTACTATTCAGTGTAATTTCGCCGCCACTTAGAGAATAGCTTGCCGGCAATAGTAATTGATTATTTAAAATAACGACTATCTGATTAGGTTTAGTTTCATCTATAACAATACTATCACCAAAGTTATATGTATCGGTACTACCATCAGTTTTGTAACTGACAGTTTGTCTTTGTACAGGGATTTGTGCAAATGCGTAAACCGCGTTAATTCCCGGAGCACCGACATACATCCACTTTTCGTCCTGGCTGATTTTTATACTGTGACCAAATTCTGCACTGTCTCCGAGATCTTGCTCGGGTAACAATAACTGTATAAATTCAAAAGTGCTGGACCCCGATATTTTTTCTAAGACAGCGACCAATCCCATATCTGTGATTGCGTTAATGTCACTAAGTGGTGCGCCCACTGCACTAAAAGTTGTGTTGCCAATGCTGACGCTTCTACCAAAATCCCGTGTACCAACTGCAGAGCATTCTAACACACTATTGGGTATGTAATTGCCAAAATTATTTTTCACATAGGTATAAACCGCTCCCTCAACTGAATACCCTGGGCTACCAACTAAAGTAAATAAGTTTTGCTGTGATTGATCAGCACTGATTCCATATTGACCATCTTGTACTGGCAAATCGGGTCGAATAGTTTGATCTTCGTCAAAGACTTCTTGTTTTTCTAAGACTTCCCAGGGTGAGGTTGAATTAGACACCCAAATTTTAAATCCCAGATTCAAGTCATCGGCAAAATCTGTATTAATAATATCGCTGGGCTGTGAAACACGAACACTTTTCAAAGTAAATGCTACGCCATTGCCAAATATAGATATTTGATTTATATTGACAAATATGTAGGCAATAACAATAGCATTAGGTGCAGGTACAGCCAGGACTCTATAGACCCCATCAATGGAAGGATCAAAGAACTTTATAATAGCTTGTTGATTTTGTAACAAATTGTGATTTTGATCGAATATGACTTGAGCAGTACCATCTAAATTATCACGAACCTCAATGACTTTGCCCGGTACGCCATAAACTCTATAGACATCCCAGTCATAGTTATTGACCTTGGCTACCCAAATTAGTTGTCCGACTGCTAACTCGCTGAGATAGGGATTTAGTACTGTGGGATCTTCTAGACTAAACACTGTGATGTCAACATCATTGAAATTGACGAATCCCGCAGTAGGTAAACCAGCATCGGGAGGCAAGTTTGATCTTGTGGTTAATATGTCAGGGTTAGATATTAAAGTGCTAGATTTCCAAATGTCACCGACCTGCACAGACTGGTTGGCTAAAGTCTGTTGTCCAGGGAAAATAACTTGTACCGTACTGGGATTAGCATTTAGATCGGCTTCGTTAAGTTGTATTTCATAGTAATTTCTATTGGCATTGGCACCGTAAGTGGCTTTTTGTATAGCCCAATTTTCGTAAATGTCAAATTGTGCGACACCTTTGCCTAGATCAGCAAAAGTAAATATTTCTGCAGCCTGAACAGTGCCCTTGGTACCTAAAAACTGTCTATATAGATTGACCTGACTGATATCGTCTAGATTTAGTGCGGTCATATATTGTCTTGGCCTAAATCCAATTAGACCATAACTGAATAAATCTTGATCACGCTCAAGATTAGCAGTGTAGACATTATAACTATTTTCTAATTGGTTACTCTTATTCGCCAAGTTAGGCAATAAACCAGTTTGTATTTCAGTATAGTCGCTGCGCTTCCAAAGATTGAAATTAAATGTCTCGCTGGGTTGTATAATGTCTATAGCACTATAATAGAGACTTTTATATTTGACGATTTCGCCCTTGGCATATTTGCGTAACGGTGTCCAATCTTGTATATTGTCTTGATTAAGTATAAATCCAGGAGCATTCAGCTGTCCATTCCAATTGACACTAGTTACTGCAGATATCTTGATTCGGTCCTGTCTTGCGCCAGTTGCTGGATCGTAAATTAAGTCAGCAAATATACTGCGATTGTCGAGAACCATAATGTTCTCGTAACTGACAAGATTTACGCTGATATAATTTATAGTCTGATTGTTTGTAGGTACTAAACTAAAACGATTATTTTCTCTGTCAACAACAAGATTTTTTGTTGTCAATGGAGACTTCTCTTGATCCAATACAAGATTTTCTTGTGTTTGAACACTGATGTCATCAACGATAGCCAATGGTGTTTCTAATACTAACTTATTGGCCAATGGGTTGAGATTGATAATGCTGTTTACACCCCAACCTTGTGCGTCCCAATAGAGAAACTCTTTGACCATTTGTTGCCAATTTAGAATATAGCCATTTTCATAATCGTCGAAGATAAATCCCAATTGCTGCAGTCTAACACCATAACTTATAAGAAAGTCAGCAACACCACTGGTTGTGGTATATTCAAATCCATAGGGAATTTGTATGATAGTATCACTATGCGATACACTGACATTGACTGTTTTGCCACCTGCTGAGATAGCCACTGGTATTCCTACATTTTGACTAGCCAGTATTTCAAAGTAGGGTTTTAATGTACCGTAACCATAGACACTATAACCATTATTGGTTTTTTGTACTATGACACTGCTGTAAATAGCCTGATTAAATGGAACATTTTTATATAAAAATAAATTGTAACTTTCATCGGGTAATAGTAAGCCACTATTAATGCTTTGTGGACTGCTTTTTTCTGTAAAGACCTGTAAGAGATTTTTTGCTGTGAATGCACCAAATCTATAGCATAATCTAACATCTAAAGAAGCTAGGTCTTCAGTTAAAATATCTGTGCTGTCAAGACCGGACTGCCTATTGAAATCTACAATCCAGTCAATGTAACTGGCTTTACTAATACCATTACCGTAGACTTGCACCCCATTGGCATCTAAACGATATCTGTCATTTAACAGGTATTGATCAAAAGTATTATCGAAGCGATACAGATCTCTGTCGGCAAATAAGGTAAAAAATTCAGCTGGTCTAGTTAAGGCCAATAACCGCATTATACTAAATGGATAGCTACTGCTAGTTCTCCAGGCATTTTCTACTGGACCGTCGTCACCAAACTTCCAGTTTAACCGAAATGAATTTTGACTGTAACTTCCAACAACACTGTCAAACGGACTTGCTAGCTGCCCTTCTGTTCCTGCTGGAATAACTTGAGTAAGTCCAGGTCTGGCATATTTTTCAATGATATATTCGCCGTTAGGATCTCGAACCAACCCAGCTTCTAAATCGTCCCACAGAACTAAGTTACCACTGGTATAAGGAGGTAGACCATATTGTGATTGCCACCAACTGGGCTCAACACTGAATCCCAACATTTCCCATGGTCTGGTATTGGGATAGATTGTATCGTAAAAATAATTGTAAATGCCACGCCAAGCACCTATATCTAAACTGGTATTGTTTAGTTTATTGCCAGACTGACTGTAATTGTAAGTAAATTTATTAGAGCTGATATAATTTTGTGTACGGAAATCTAATTTATTCCACCCTACCCAACTGAAAAAGTCAGAAGCCAGTATTTCGTTTATTTCCTCTATACTGTAATCAGTTGATCTAAATTGTCCCGGAATAACATCTGTAGCTACTAACGGTATAGGGTTTCCGTCAACTTTCAAGGTATTGTAAATTCGCTTTTCAAATTCTAACAATAGTTCGTCACGAAAATCTTCAAATGCCACAGTGATGCTACCGTCGTGTCCTCTAATCACCAATGTAGGTTCAATATAAGTCTCATCAATATAAATTTCAGGTTCTGTGGCAGGATAAAGACCCAGTTTGGTAGGAGTATTGGGTATAAAACTACCTGCTGTGGTTTGATATTCTCTGATAGTAATAGTATCACCTACTGCCAATGGTGCTGTTACAGTAATAGTGGGGCTGTCGATTCCCACTGTATATTGGCTACCTCTCAGTAGTTGAACACCATTTAAGTAAACTAGTAAACCTAGGTAATTGGCCGAAGTAAAATCATAGGTCTGCGTTGTATCAAAGACATTGACACTTACCGGTGTCCAAGTATACACAGTTTCTGTGTAGACATTACTGAATGGCAGCATGTCTGACCAATAGAATGGCTGCGAGGAAGTTTTGTCAAATCCTAATTCAGTTAAAATGTCATTGAGAATTTCTGGTATTGTAAGATTGGTGTAATCATTGGTAACTGCTAAATTTAATATCTGTGCTTTGATTTTTTCGTATTCACGACTGTTATAGTCAAGAGCAGAAAATATGTTAAATTGCTGACTTCTTAAAAAATATCCTGCCAAAGATAATGGACTGCTTTGCTGATTTATTATTAGACCATAAGGTAAGATATTACCTAAATCTCTGGTGTTATTAGCACCATTTATACTGCCTTGAAAATCTAAGAGATTTTCGGCGATACTTTGATAATGTTGTCTAGCAGTACCTAATGTAAAAATCGACGAATTTTCATTGAATGGATTATTTTCTAAATTATTTGGTACTTCGTAAAATCCCACTTCACTGATTTGATCACTCAGAGCTTGCACTTCAATTATAGTCCCGATAGGAATACCAGTTTCGTTAAGTGTAATCGTAGTTGAATTTTCTGTTGTAGTATAACTGAAAGTACCCGGTACTTGAAAATCTTCTCCGATATAGATTTTTACAACAGGAACATCAATGATTTCTTGGTTTTTCACTGCTATATCTAACAGCAAAGTAGAGCTGCCATCATAGACAAATCTAAATTGTTGATAAACTTGCAGTCGAGTGGCTGCTGTTTGCCAACCAATTCTTGGAACAAAATCTGTACGGCTGCTGTATTCTTTTAATATACCGTTGCTGATATTCTGGGTAACACTTGATTTGTCTTTGAGATAAACAAACGACTGCGTATAAAAGTTATTGTCAAAGACAATGTCGCCCACATTGGCCAATGTTAGATAATTTAATGGAAAACCCAGCACAGGGTCTTTACTGCCTTCGCCGGGCTGGTAACTAAAAACCTTACTACCGAAAAAGTTAGAGCTGATATATAGGTCTTGATCGCTATAGCTGATACCATTTAGATCAAAAACATCAAAGAGTGGTGCCTGGTTAACTTGTGTTTTTTCCTGTGCTAATTTCCAAGTTAATCCATTAAACCAATATGTTAGGCCCTGTTCTGTTTGTCCGTTAAGGCCTAGCACTGAATTATTAACAAGAACATTAGCATCCTCGGCTGGTGTTAATAATATAACCTCAGAAGAACTATCGCCGGTTGGCTCAATAAAAGAAACTATATAAATTTTGTTTCTAATGTCTAACTCATTATCAATGGCAAATATTACTCTTGTTCCGTTGACAAATTCATATCCGTCAACTTGATAACTAGTTGCACCATTAACTTCACTGAATGCGTCAGTGGTAACAAAATCTACTATATCTACTGGTTGTTTTGCTGCGGTACCATTATTGAATAATTGTAAACCACCGCGAAATTCTAAAATTGGTCTTTTAGCTCTGAAGTTATTGTCGAATACAGCAACAGTATTATTATATTCTGCAGTAGCGTTAATGACATCTATATGAAACCATCTATTGGTTCTCGACCACGCATTGAGGCTAGGTGAATCTAAAGACATCAATAGATAGTCAGGTATTAACGGTTGATTGGGCTCGGTGCTGTCAATATAAGTTTCGGGTGTGATATAATCAGTAACAGGCAGCAACTTGATAGCAGTACCCACACCCGAAACATAGTATTCATTATTTTGATAACTGTCAGGCACAACTGACCCACGAAAAACAACTTTTAAATTGTTAGTAAAGACCACACCTGTAGGACTGGTATAGTTTGGTTTGCCTAAAATATTATCTATGAAAATAGTATCATTATCAGTGGATTCTAACAGTCGTATAACACCAAAAAAGTTTGGATTGGTACTGTCTTGATAGTAAAGAGTATTAAAGATTGCCGATAGTAATGGGATCTTTTCTATAAAACCATCTGAGTTTTTGTACCATTGTGTGCTGCTCCATTGGGCGCCGAATAAAATATCAACTTTATCAAATATTGCAATAGGGATATATGGTTCTACTGTTAGATAAATTTGATTGTCTGTGTCATAATTGTAGACAATTCTCCAGACCTTATATCTTTCTTCAAAAGGTATCTCTAATTCTTGATCATAGAGTGTAGTATCAAAACTGCCAACTTGTCCATTGAATGCTGGATCCTGTGGTAAGGGATCAAATCTAGTAGATTCAAACCAGCCCTGTTCCGTTGTAAAAATAATAGTTTTCTGATCTAAACTAGTTATTCCATCAATACCACTGGGATAAGCGGCTAAAAAATTATCAAGATAGACATTGTTTATATCTTCATAAGTCAGTGTAGTAGTCAATAAATCAACGGAACCCAACAAAGGTAAATCATAATAAAACTGCTGAGCATCGGCTTGAGGAACATTGAATGTCACTGTGCCATTGCTTTGACCGTTGTCCTCAACACCCAAAATATCTCTGCCGGAAATGTTAGGTGTGGCACTAAGGGTACCATTGACACCAGGCTCTAACTGTATCCAAAATTTATGAGGATCTTGATTGACATTGAATGTATAAGATCCACCTCTTAGCAGATAAATTGTAGGGCGGTTTCCTGCTATACCCGAAAATTCATAACCCCTGTTAGTTCTGGTTACATCGAAACTGTCAGTTAATGGAATAGCAGATGAACTGATATCTACGGCGTCTGGACCATTTGGTAACCAATAGTATTGGCTGAAATTGATAAACTTGTCAAAATCAACAAAAGGATCCCAGGAATAATATTCGCTGGTCCATAACCTATCAAGTCTTGAAGTATTGGCACCTTGCAGAGCCAATGCATCTACCATACCAGGATAAGTGATTACATCTTTAATTTTGGTTCGATCTTCACGCAATGAAACTACCCCTGGTTCAAGTTGATAGTCACTGCGTATCTTATCTAATTCTATGACATATTTGTCATTGGGATTTACACCAGGGCCAATTTTACGACCTATATAGCCCTGTGTTCTTTTAAATTCAGGTTCTTGCGTAAGTTGATCTAATGTAGCAGAAAGAAACTGCCGATTTATCGGAGTTTGAAATATTTCAGGTAAAAAATCTACAGTTCTGAAGGACATTAAATTACCCCACTACCAGGTGCTGTTTTTATATTTGTACTTGTCAAGGCTGAAATAACTTCGACATTATTTACTGTTGCTGCATTTACAAAAATTTCATTGGGTGCACTTCTTATTTCGTAGAGATCACCAAAACTCTTGTTGGGATTTAATGGTACTATAACAACACTGCTTACTAAACCACCTATATTTCTGTGAACATAAGCAGCACATTCACTGAAATAAAATGTAGCTCCAAAATCCCATTTGTCTATGGTAAAATAATTATTGAGATTTTGTACAACAAGATTTTTGATTTCGCTGTCACTGGCCGATGTGTTGGCGGCCTTAATTACTTTAATGGTGGCCTTTAAAGCATTGGCAGCTTTTTCGCCAAATAAGGGTTTGAAAGTAACACTGTTTAATACAATGTTATCACTGATCATTTTGTAATTGTCAAGCCCTTGATATGCCAACGATAATTCATTGATTGTAGGTTGTAAAGGCTCAGGTACTGTACCAGTGGTATCTCGTATCCAGTTTTGATAGGCAATATAGTATTGTTGTGTGACTACATACAAGTCAATGATATTGCTTGTTCCTGGGTCAATTCGGCTAGTCAATGGTGCATTGTGTCTGTATTGATAATACAGACTCTGTCTACCTGTTTTCACTATCCACGAGCTAGAAACATCAGTTATTACTCGCTGATCATTTATGAAATCTAATCTATAAAATGCACCCACTGAACCAGATAATGTTACTTGAGCATAAGCATAAAATATTTGATCTGGGTTGAATTCAGTCTTAACTAATTCTATGCTATCTAAAGTTGGCAGATCTCTGTAGACACGGTCAGCAGCAACTAACAGATATCTTTCGAGATTGTCAAAGTCTACTGTTTTTTCGAAGAATACAGTTTTGTTTACGGTATTATCGTCGGGGTTGACAATTTCATCAAAAAAGTCAGGATTATCTGCGATACCATCAGCATCACTATCTTCAAAACTCACTGTGACTTGAAAGTCATCAACTAAACCATCACTAAGCACTGGTTGTCCAATTATTCTCAAGGGGTAATCAGTTGTTAATGGTTGATTACTGTCAGGCTGCGAATTAGATCTTAAAACTTTGACAAAATCTTTTATGGTAGTGCCAGTTCTCGGATCGTAGATATTTTGATTGGTTTCAAAGAAAAATCTCGTTTGAATTACACTACCAAAAGAATACACCAAAAATCTTGTTGAAACAGTATAAGTTTCGCCGTCGGTTATAAATTGTATAAGCCAACTGGCATCACTGTTGGTTCCTGCTGTACTCTGGGCATTAGCCAAACTAAATTCAGCATCAACTGCTAAATTACTGCTGGTAATTACATACCATGTACTGGTTAAGTTGTTATAACCTAGTCCAAAATTTCTGTAAAGTGTAATTTGATCTATAATTGAATTCACTACAGCCGTTGATAACGATGTCACTAAAACTGGTATAACTTCTACAGGAATCGCCGAAGTAGGAACAAAATTATTTAGAGTTATGGGACCAGTGCCGTCACTGAGATTACCCAGCCCACCATTAGTACCATTTCCTACTATGGACTGTGGGCTGGCCCATATGACTAGTTTGTCGCCTTCCTGGTTCGGCGTACCAACCTGTAATTTATTTTCACTGTCAAAGTATTGTCCATTTGGTGCTTGAAATTTAATCAAAGAACCCACAACAATATATTTGGTATTTGTGCTGCTAAAACTGCCCACTGCTACCGGAGTACCATTGCTATCTTTGAAGTATCCGGTGGTTTCGTTTAAAAGAGTAGTGCTTTGTTGCCAAGTTAAATTGAGTGCACTCAGCGACGGTCTTGAAAAATTTGCATAATAAAATTGAACAAATTCATCTTCTGCAATAGTAGGTTCGATTTGATTATTAATAACACTGGCTACATCATTGAGGTTTAACCAAGTGAAAGTAAATGTCGGTAAAGCATTATCTTCCCATAATGCACCATCACTACCAAAACTGTTTGTGCTGGAATATTTTCCAGTATTGTCAACAAGATCTAACCAACGACTGGTGCCTATACTGGCACGATTCACTGCTTTACTTTTAATAATGCTGTTATACAGTGTAAATGGAAAATTATTATAATCTTCGCCATTTACCATGCGATTTTGTGTGTAGTATCTAGCAGGTGCACGCTGTTTAATTTCGTCTAGCGTTTCTCTAGGTTGTGCATTGCTGACAGGTTGCGTAATACCGCAAGTAAATGTTATAGTCTCAACTTGCCCAGTTCGGCTGGTATAGGTAATAGGTATTACCACACTTTGCATTTCTTCGGGATTAATGATATATCTTAATCCGTTACTGGCTCTGACATAACATCTAAATAGTCCCACCGGGATGGCGCTAAAAACCCCATCACCGAAAATCAGTGTAATTTGATCATTGACTCTGCTGGCAACACTGAATAATTTTCTTTGTTCTGGATCTATCTGCTCGACTGCTCCAGCAAAGACATTGTCAACATATTGCCATTCGTCGGTGGTATTACCTACATTATCAAGTTGAAATAACCAACGGTCTTCGTTATTAACACCTTCGATATTAATTGCTACTGTTTGATTGGAAATCTGTTCAGGCAAATTAAAATCTTGATTTGTCAATACTCCTTGTTTGAAATAAAAAAAGTATCCGGTATTGGCGCTGTCAAATCCCATTCTGTCATTGCGATAAAGAATGTTAAAAACAGAATTTATATTGGGACTAGGTTCATACACATAATCTCGACCTACGCTAGTTGCACTAACAGCTTCAAATGGCATTTGAACACCATCTATGGTGCTGTTATAACTGACAATAGGCAAAAATCCCGGCACTAAATTAATACTATATTCATCAGTGACGACATTTAAGATAGTTTGTCTATTACCGGGTCTGCCAACTTTTTGACTGTCTATCAATGCAGCATTTATTATAGCAGTAAACTGCTCACGCCAATTGGGATTTGTGGGGTCGTTCCAATTAATTGTTATATTGCTGAGATTTATTCCATTAAAGTCGATGACATTTTCAGTGGTTTGTACATTGAAAACTTTAAGAAACCCCTGCGCTTCTTCATTGCGTTTAGGAGTATATCCTACCAGATTGGCCAATCTTACAACACTGTCTCTTCTTTCTGCAGTGTCAATGTAATTTTCTCTGGTATTGAGATCATTTCTAAATGCCATTGCTTGACCCATGAATGCAATAACATCCAACAAGGCAATGAATTCACTGCTTTCAATATAGTCATTGAAAGTTTCAGGATAGTATTGTCTGAGATAATCTACAAAACTTTTTCTTAGTGTTTCAAAATCATAACTTTGAAAGTCTGCTTCTCTAAAAGTTTCGTAAATTCTTTTCCAGTCTTCGACCCCGAAAATTACAGTTTGTCTAGTGGTTCTTGCCATATATGAGTTTCTCGGTTCAAAATATTTATCGTTTTTATAAACTATGTAGTTTATATGTAAGTGGCATTTCTCTGTATCTGGTCGAAAAATATAGATAATATTTCAGCGTTATTTGTTGGTATTACTTGTATTGTAAGTTCTAATAACAATCCGTTATCCTGTGGATAAACATTAACTGATTGTAAATAAATTCTAGGATCGCCGCCGGCTACTCGTTGTACTTCTTCTAAAATGCCCTGTTCTGTGGCTTGATTAAGATTTTCAAAGACAAAATCCCAAAGTCTTGTGCCATATTCAGGTCGTCCAGGTAGTTGACCTTGTCTAATGTTGAATGCATTTAATAGATCTTGTTTGATTAATTCAAAATCTACTAATGTAAATTTTTTATTACGACCAATGGTGCTAAATCCTATAAATGTTGTCATGATGTATTTACCCTTTTTTAGGCACCATAATCCGGTAAAGGTACTTTATTATCACCTACAATGTTTTTAAATGATGCATCAACTGTTTTCCTATTTGTGGTGTTTACAACTGCCTTGGCTTGTCGAGTTCCTGACTGTAAAGGATTGCCGCCGCCTAATCCACCCAATGCACCCAATCCGCCTA